CTTTTTGGCTTTTAGTGGTTTGATATCTTTGATGTATCCGTTGGTCTTTTCTTTGGATGGAATCATGCGGCCTTCTAATCGCATCCTCATGTACTCCAATGTTTCGTCCAGTATGTCGTTTATATTGTCAGGGGTTACATCATGCGGAATGTCTAAAACAAACTCACTATTAACAACAATGTAATTGCCCATAAGTTTACCCGATAGCGAAGTGCGAAGTTTCTCCTTTGCCTTCTTATAAATACGATCTACCTGATTGAAACTTATTTTCGTCACTTTGCTTATTTTCTCCATGCTGCCTAAGTCCTGATGGAGCTTTACCATAGACTTTTCTACCCAATGCAAATCCTTATCCATTGCCGTTTCTAAATCCTGCAGCCGCTTTTCTTTGTCGTCATTATAAACCTCATCCGTAGTGTTAAGGATAGCCTCTGTGTATTCGTACGATTGTGTTCGGTAGCGCCTGTGAAATCTGTTACCAGGCTGGAAGATCATTCTTTGCACTATCCCGGTGCAATAGAATAGTAACTGTTTCTTTGTCCAAAGGTCTAATATGAATTCAGATTCCTTTTCACATAGGACCGCAAATAATTCTGATTTCAGATCGTCTTGCCCGGCCCCTGCATTGAACTTGCCAAGCATTTCATTTAGCTTAGGATCGGCCCAAAGTTGGCTAATAATTGATCGGCTCGTAATAGATGCACCCAAAGGATTGATCTGTTTCGATTGTGGCATGAGGGATGATGTTAATGGCATTATCGTTTGGTATTAAGTGTATATTGTCCATTGTAGCCGAATTTTTGCACTCCCCTAAGATGCTAACCAGATGCACTAACCCTCCTGCAATGGCTGTATTCTTTTGGGTTTTCTGTTTCCAATATTTACACGCTCCGCATAACACCCCCCTAAATTAAACCTTTAAAAAAAAATATTTCAGAAATATTTGGAATTGTGAAAAACTTATGTATATTTGCATTATAATTATTCACACAAACCTAAAACAATGAATCAAAAATCTTCAGACATTCCAAACCGCTACGCTTACATTTTAATCTTTGCAATTGTTATTCTCGGGCTTATTATTGATAACCTTTAAAACTATTATCATGGAAGTAGGAATAATATTAGCATCCATTCTGGCCATATCAATATCTATTTACCGACTCTTTAAAGAAAATAAATAATGATCTACATCCTTATCATAATCGGTATTCTGTTTTGGCTTGAAAGCAGTTACCAACACCACTTAAACAATCTTCCTAACAAATATCAAAAGCGCAAAAAACTAAGCAAATGAAATCAATGTACAAACCTCAAACCGTTGAATTCGTAGTCAGGAAATCAAACATGGACTATTGGGAAAATATAAACAAAGAAAGATACTTTGAGATCGTATCTGTTAGCAATCTAAACGATACCTCAAACATGATGGAGGCACGAATCGACTTACTTTATATGGGTTTTATCTTTGGAGATATATTTTACCAAGGCGTAAAGTCAGGCATGGATTCTATTATTGAAGCGCAAAATTCTTTAAAGTAATGGCATATCAATTAACACACCCCGACAATCAAACGTTTACCCGCATGATTCATGGTAAGTATCTGAAACATTGGCAAATCAATGCAGAGCAGCATAAAGGTAACGAAGTGCAAACCGGAAGGACTATGTTTAAAATAATCAATATTAAACATATAACCGATAGCAGGGAGTATCAAGGCTGGATAAAAATCACTGTTGAATACGATCCTAACTTTTTATCTCACTTATTTATGATATTGCTTAATATCGGGTATCGTGAAGGGTATGCCGATGGGAGAGAAGTATATGACATTAAACCAAAAACCAATAAAACAAATGAAACAGCTTATTAACATTCAATACGAATTAAAAGTACCTAAAGGACAATTCAATTCTTTTGGCAAATATTATTATAGAAACGCAGAAGAAATTTTAGAAGCCCTTAAACCTTTACTCAAAAAGCACGAATGTACCCTCACTTTGAACGATGAGATTAAAACGGTAGGCAATATTTTATTTGTTGAATCAAAGGCTACCTTATGCCATGAAGGGGACTGCATAAGCGTAACGGCTCAGGCAGGGATAGATCCTAACCGCAAGGGTATGGATATAGCGCAGTCATTCGGAAGCAGCAGCAGTTATTCGAGGAAATACGCTTTATCGGGCCTTTTCTTACTCGATGATAGTAAGGATGCAGACGCTACCAATACGCATGGTAAAGAGGATCTAAGCCCGTTAAAAAAGAAACTATGGTCAATGATTGAAAAGATTGAGGAACCTGTAAAGAAGGCCACCGCTTTGAAATCAGTAACCGATGCGACTACATC